CGGCTCACAGATTGTGACTGCTATCGGTGCCAACAGCACTGACAACCCCGGCTCCACCGACCTCAACTCCATCAACATCGTTGATGACTTTGACGCCCTAATTGCTGCGGTTGATCCTGCCTATTACCCTGGTGCCAGGTTCATGGCTCACCAGACCACCTTCACCCAACTGCGTAAGCAGAAGGACGGGTTCGGTCGCCCTCTGTGGCAGGTGAGTGTTGCTGGTGGGGTACCGGATACGATCTACAACTATCCGTACCAGTGGAACATGGACATGGAGCTTGCAGCCGCCAACAACTACTCGATGCTGTTCGGTAACTTCGAGCACTACGCCATCCGTGACGTGGGTCCTGCAACGTTCTTTGTCTTCCAAGAGACGTACATGGCTAGCTTGCAGCGTGGTTACATCAGCTTCCTCCGTACGGATGGACAGCTCTTGCAGCCTGCGGCATTCTCAGTCTTGCAGCATCCAGCCAGCTAACCCTAGCTGACTAAGTTAAGAAATAGGCAGGCAGACGATTGTCTGGCTGCCTTTTCTTCTGTCAGGAGAATCAATGAATCTCAATAATCAAGATAATCAGAATCTCTTCAAAACCTTGCGAGCACCCGAAGATGTAGCCAAGGGCATCCTCAGGGAAGCCGCGCGCTTCAAGAAAGAGAAAGAGTGTGCCGCATTCAGGGCTGCTGAACACACTGGCATGTTGACTCGTCCTTCTTTCAAGCGGAGAGGCTAACTGTGATCTGTCAGTGCTCGTGTCATAAGAAGCCCAGCGCGGGAATGTGCATCTGCTGTCCCGATGCTGGCAAGACTTTATTCTCTGCCGCTACCACGTCCGAAGACAAGAGCAAGACGCTACTGGAAGCCTGGCTGAAAGGTAAGAAATAGTGGCTGGAATCACACAAGTCTCTCTTCCATCATCTGAACCTGTAGCACTGGCAGACGCCAAAAACTTTTGCAAGGTATTCGTTGCCACCGATGACACGCTAATAGGCTCTCTCATCACCGCTGCGCGTCAATACATCGAGGACTGCACCGGCTTGATGCTGGCGCCCAGAAACTTCCTACAGTCTCTCGACTGCTTCCCGTTCTATCCGTACTCACGCGAGCCCTACGGAACGCTGTACGGCATCGGTGCTCTGTCCCTTTACTTCGGATACGGTCCTATCCTGCCCACACCGATCCCGCCTTACGGCATGAACATGAACGGCAGATTGCCGTTCGAGATCGTTCTTCTGGGCAGCCCTGTGTCGGCGATAGATCACATCACTTACATTGACTCAACTGGGGAGCCTCAAACACTGCTCCCCGGTCAAGACTTCGTTGCTGACTTGGCTACCACTCCTGCTCGTATTCTCCCAATGCCTGGCGGTGTATGGCCTCAATGCACGATGGGAGCAAACACAGTTCAGGTCTTCTTTACTTGCGGATTCAATCAAACCGCCTCGACAGTCGAGACAGTGAGCGCGACAGCAGGCACCACCGAAGAGGGTGACGCCGTCCCGAGCCCGCCCAACCAGCAAGCGGGCCTAACGTTCGTCACTGGTATTCCACAGACTCTATACGTTGCCATTCTGCTGCTCGTCCAGCACTGGTATAGCAACAGAGACCTTGCGGCTTCTGGCAGCATGTCACAGGTCCCGCATCACCTACAGCAACTTATCGAAACTAACAAGGTCTTTGACTTCTCAATCGGCGTAGCCGCAACACTGTAGGAAAGCATGTCTCTGCCTAAGATCAATGACCGATTCAGATACACAGACCGTGGGGCAATGCACGATCAGATCACGATCATGCAGCCGAATCCCACTTCGGCACTGGACGGAAGTCCTGGTGCGCCCACTGTGTTCGCCTCTAACCTGTGGGCTTACATTCGTGCTCTACGCTCGCAAGAAGTCAACATAAACGAGTTCGTTCAGAGTGAAGCGTTCTATGACGTTCGTACTCCTTACATTCCAGGAGTCAACTCGTCAATGTCTGTAGTTGCTCCCAGCGGTGCCGTATGGTTCATCGTGAGCGTGGTTGACCCTGATTCGCGTCAAATGGAACTCAGGATGCTATGCCGCGAGATCAACAGTGGTGGCGAGTCAGTAAGCTAATGAGCGAGATTATCAAAGTCAACGGTCTTGAGGAGCTGAAGCGGCGTCTCGAAGAGTTAGAAGATGGCAAGATGGCGAGAGCCATGATGCGAACAGGCTCTCGAAGGGCTGCCAAGGTGCTGCTCGCTGGGCAGCAAGAGACAGTTCCCTTTGAGACTGGAAAACTGGAAGGCGCTCTCGGTATTCAGGTCAAGAATGCTCAGTCTGACAATCTGCAAGTGCTGGTGGGACCAGACAAGAGTCTGAACTTCATTGGACGCTTCCATGAGTTTGGGACCAAGTTCATGGCAGGGGTCCACTGGATGCAGAAAGCCTTCGATTCATCCTGTGACGCTGCTCTCGAAGCCTACACCGCAGAAGTAAAGAGACTGCTCGACAAGAAGACGTGGGCAGACTTCAAGGCAGCCATTGAAGAGGCTGTATCCAGCAATGATGAGGAAGCGTAATGATAACGGACGGAATCGTTCAACTCCTGCTGGCTGATCCAACGCTCTCTGGCATGACCTCGTGCATTGTCCCGGTGGGACAGGTCAAAGGAGTGAAGTCCCCAGGAATCGTGTATCACATCGGCACCACGTTAGACACAAAGGATGCCCAAGGCTCCACGAGCTACCGTCTGGCGCGGTTTCAGTTCGATTCGTACAGCTCCCTGTCCTACACCGAAGCCAAGGCACTTGCCAAGGCGGTAAGAGGAGTCCTTGAAAACTTCCAGAGTGAGACGCTGTCTGACCCTGATAGCACGTTTGTGCAAGGCTGTCTTGTTGACTTTGAAACGGACATGCCTTTCGTGCCAGAAGGTCTGGTCACCATTGAGTACCGCGTTATGGTTCAGGTGAGCGTCTGGTACAAGGAGTCATAGATTCTCACGAACTACATACTATGAAGAGATAAGACGAAGTCCGCCAGGACCTCGGGCTAAGACAGCAACAAAGAAACCAAGAAACGAAGGAAACAACCATGTCTTTTTCTACCGCATCATTCGTTGGCCTCGGTCAGCAGATCGAGTACAACGGAACAACCACCCTAGCTCATATCACGGACATCACCTATTCCGGCAGCAAGGTTGACGCCGCAGACACCACCGATACCTCCGCTACCGATGGATACCGCACCTTCATCCCCGCTTTGCAAGACGCTGGTGACTGTGCTGTCAAAGGCATCTGGTACCCCGGAGAGACCACGCAAGAAGGTCTGTTTGCGCTCAAGGGAACCACTGCGACGTTCTTGCACACGCTACCGAATAGCCTGGGCACCCTCTCGTTCACGGGATTGATCGTGTCTTACGATCACACCGCCCCGCTGGACAAGGCCGGCGAGTACACCGTCAAGGTCAAGATCAGCGGCCCCACGACCTACGCGACCAGCTAATAGCTGGCATTCCTCGTTTTGGTTTCTGGCGACAAGGGCATACGTGTGCCTCGGAGAGTCTATGAGCGAAGCAATTGAAGTTCAGTCGGCGGTCATTCCGTATATCAAGCTGGTCTTGAACGGGGAGGACGAACAGGGCAATCCAGTGGTCAACGAGTACAAGCTCGTCTATGACTACCGTGCGATTGCTCGGGCGGAAGAGTCGGTAAAGGTCGATCTGAAGAGTTTTGAAGCGTGGAAAAAGATCACGTCAGCTATGACACCTCAGTTAGTCCACGCGGGTCTGGCGAAACATCACCCCGAGGTGACGCTGGATCAGATTCAGGACAAGTTGAACCCAGGTGTGCAGCGTCCTCTGCAAGAGGCTCTCTTCGATGCGTTGTTCCCTGGCGTCATGGACACGATTAGAAAACTCCGAGCGGAAGAAGAAAAGAGCAGGGCAACAGGTGCAAGCCCAAACGCCGAGTCCGGGGCAAGCGTCGCCTAGAGAGCGAACCTCGGACTTGGGAAGAACTTTGGGCAATCGCCCGATACGACTTCGGGCTGACCGAGGCTGAGTTCTGGGAACTTACGCCGTCGATGTTCAAAGCATTGAGAAAGCGGCGGGAAGTTGAGTTTCGGTATCAGTGTTTCGCCAACGCGATTGTGGCTGCGGATTATCGCAATGCTCATCGGCTAGAGGATAGCCAGCGTACTTGGAGCCCGATGGATTACGTCGCCTGTGAGAGCGACGACGTTGATCCGAGACGTGAGGAAGCGAAACGCAATATCGCCAACCTGTACGTGTTGATGGGAAGCATGACCCAAGAGCAGGCAGCGAAGCAGAAGGAAAGAGTCATCCGCGAATTGGAAAAGCAGGGATTCGAGGATGCAAACGACATGTTTGGAGAAGTTTTTCCCGAGGCATAAAAGATGAGCACTCTTGTAGGAACACTAGCGGTCGATGTCGTCAACGGGCAGGCGACTTTTACTTTGGACGACGCCAAGTCCGAGCTAGATTCCTTCGGTCGGAAAGTACAGGACACCCAAGGGCAAGTTGATTACTCGATGGGCGAAGCTCGCCACTCAGTAATGATGCTGGGTGAAGAAATGGGTGTTCACCTGCCTCGTGGTGTCACCACGTTCATCGCCAGTCTGGGTCCTGTCGGGGCTACCCTTGAAGCGGCGTTCCCGTTTCTCGCAATTATCGTCGGTGCAACCCTCCTCATCGAGCACCTTACCAAACTCCGTGAAGAGGGAGACAAACTCGGTAACGCGCAGCAATCGTTTGGCACCACCGTGCAAACGGTCTTCAACAACCTTGATGACAAGCTGCTCGAAGCCGGGATCAGGGCAGATGAACTAGCCGGTAATCATCTTGCCGCGCTAAGCAAGCAACTGCAACTTATCGACCACGCCAGCATGAAGGACTTGGCACAGCAGTTCGACATCATCGCCAAGTCTGCGGACGCGGTATTCGCACAGATAAAGGAACACTGGTACAACATCGGCACCGTAGAGACTGGTGGTGCCAAGAATGCGCTCACGCAGTTCAAAGCACAGTATGACTCTTTGCTCGCTCAGGGCAAGGATGAAGAAGCTCACGGTCTCCTGACGGGCACTCTGAACCAAGCCAAAGAGTTTTACGACCGGATGTACGCCCAGCAGGAAGGTCACGGATCGAGCGAAAAGGAACTCGCCGCCCAGCAGACGCTTTTGGACGCTCTAAACGCCCAACTTGTTGTTGAGCAGAAGATCTCTGCCTTGAAGAAAGCTCAGGACACCGAAGCCGTCCAGAAGACGAGCAATGAAGTCGGTACCGATGACGACAAACGTTGGAGAGAAGAAGCTCGCGAGGCGAAGCAAGCGGCTGATGACGCTGAAAAAGCTTGGGAAGAGTCCTACAGAGCAGCCGTATCCAAACTTCAGGAAAGCGAAAAGGAAAAGATCGCTGCCACCCG